CTAGAACTCCGTAGTAAGTCAATAGGTAAGTATCAGCATCATCTATGCCCATCTCGATGGTGTACTGCCCACTACCATCTACTGCGATAGGCCCAACCATCCATGCTCGGAGTATATTATTCAATGACTCTGTTGTTGTTAACCTCCAGAACGGACCCTCCTGAGTAAGCGTAGTCCCCGCATTGGAGTTATAAGCAGTAAGTGAGGAAACTGGGACTGATGGAGGGGTTACCAGAACACCACTACAGAAGGGTTTCCAGACCGATCCATCTGAAATGAATACACAATCTGGAACATCAGATACAATTTGTTGATTCCCAGCACCAGCAGTTACCGCACTTGGAAGAGTGGCATAAGTATATGTTCCTGGGTAGGTACCTCCACCTCCACCCGATGGGGTAGCCCAAGCAGCGGCAGTACTCGAGCTTGCGGTAAGAACTTGACCTGCTGAAGGAGCAGTGGCTGAGGATACTGAAACTATTGTTGTTGCACTTCTGATTCCAGAGGCAGTCCTGTCATCCGAGAGTCTTGAATCGTTACCCTGGCAAAAGGTACCACTTGAGGAACCAAATGCGGGCATAGGATGAACGTGACCCGCATCTGATGCCTGTCCCGTTGACCCAACGACACCAGACCCCCCAACAACTTCTGAAGCTGGGGTTGACCCTGATATGCTGAATAGTCTCGAATCGTTACCTTGACAGAAAGTTCCAGCTGTCGTCCCGAAAGCAGGTAGTGAATGCCTGTGGTCATCTCTAGCAGCGGTAGTCCCTACTCCAACAACTCCTGACCCACCCACAACCTCAGCTGCAGGGGTTGTTGTGGCTAGAGTAACCCCACCCCCAGAGTTTTGCCAGGTAGCTGAGGTATTAGAGGTTGCAGTTAGTACTTGCCCAGCTGCAGGGGGTGCGGCGCCTGCTACAGAAACTGGTATCAATGCTGAAGTCTGAAGTCCTGTAGCGATCCCACCCCCAGAAGACACCCCATCAAGCGTAACCCTCACTTGTTGGAATAGGTTATTAATTGCCGTCGCAATTGTATTATAGCTTGGGTCTAGTGATGGTATCAGGTGGTTGGTTGAGAATAACCCACCGACTATCGACTGAAGAAGCTCAGCTTCAGCTTCAAGGTTGCTACTTGTGCTTGGTGAGATAGCGTTGTAGATAATCTGAGCAACATGTGTAATGTAGGGGTTACTGAAGGACCCTGAAGACCAATGGTCTTGACTACTAGTGATACCAGCAACGATGGCATCGTAGAAGTTTGGGTTACTATGTGACATAAGGGTGGCTCTCCTTCTCTATGCTTAGTCATAGAGAGATCCTTCCCCTTCAACTAAGCGCACACCCTTAGAAACCTCATTGCGTAACTTACGCGGGGTAGCACTTATTAAGCATCGATCAGCACTCCATTGCGCAGCCATCCGTGGTACTGACCGGGAAAGTGGATGCTTGGAGTTGCAGTAACCTTTGGGACCTCACCTGTACGAGTCCAAGTGTTTCCCTTAGTTCCATTTGACGAAGGCCCATCTACGATCCAAGGACCCGCCGGAGTCACAACAACTAGGCAATGATTATCAGGTCCCTTCCAATCGTACCAATCCGCGTAATACATTGCCCCTACAGGAGCCTTCTGAAGCGTTGTCCTCAGTGCTAGGTGATCAGACCTCCAATACAGTCTGGTCAATTGATGCTGCCACTGATCTTCAGATTCGAATTGGTACCCGCAATCACAAGAAGTTGGCCAACGTGGGTCATCACGACCAATGCCAGTTCCGATCTTTCCATCAAGATCAGACAGTTCAAATGGGACAACATCAATCTCTACAGAACAAGTGTGATACCCAGTAATCGGGCAAGTACTGAAGTCATTTGAGAAAGAGAATCTCCTTAGGGTTTCTTGGGCAAAAGCAGATGGCCTCAGAAAGAAACACTCTATGGTACTCATGCCCTCAATGAGTATATTGAAGGGTTAGTCACTTTCCAATTCGAGCCAATTGGTAGCCCCCTTGCCACCCACTTTTCGATACTAACACTCCATGCCTAACTTTCGAGAGCAAACACACGCGCAGTTGCTTATAGTAGGTGTCCCACTGACCTTGTGTGATCTCACCGGAGAAGATAGCACTCTCGGCTAACTCAGTGGCTTTAATCAGGGGGTACTCTCCAAGGATAGACTTTTTCACCAACTCTGAGACAGTACGGTTCACACGCTCCTCAGCCAACCTCTGGGTCTTCTGCGAGGATATACGACCTGGACTACGTCGAACCCGTCCGACCTCGAAGTCACCCACCAACAGGTCGTGCTTCCGGATCAACCTAATGGCGGTCATCGCCGCGTTCCGCGCTTCTTCCTGATCAGGGTTGCCATCCAGAGCCAAGGAGATTAGATCCTGAACCTTGTCCAAAGGGGACTTCATTCAATTCTCTACCCCACGGTGTATCACTCCGGACGGTAGATTCTACTTCTGCAATGCTTGATTACTTCCTAACGTGTGAATAGTATTGATATTTCTAGTGGTAAACAAACTACTTGTTGACCGCCACTGGACAAAACTGATTCAGTGAGTATATGGGGCTGCGAGGATGCGAATATCCAGGTTACTTTTTGACGAGTCCGAAACTGCAGAGAGCATTGCTCAGCGCATAGTTCGAGCTTTCGACCCAGGGGAAACGTTCTGTGTGAAGGGGAAGTTCTTTAGGGTCTCCGGGGGGCGTACTGCCAACGAGACGATTCGAGAGAACGTGGTGGGGGACAAGTACACTCTTGTTATAAACCTCGGTGATCCGGAGCCACCAAAACCTAAGCCTCCTGTGGTCGAGGACTCCAATCCGGAACCAACACCTTCGGAGGCGCCATCAGCTCCACTCTCTGATCCCCCACTGTCCCAGGTGGTCCAGAATCAGCCCCCCAAGAAGTCCACTTCCAAGAGCGGAGAGTACTCAATCGTTAGGGAAGATGCAGCCAGGGTAACTAAGGAAGGCCCTAAGAAGATCACTCCTATAGCAGGGCAGGTTTGGCAAACCAGGGACCAACGGCGATCCAACAGCCCACCGTTCACAGTAGTTAGTGTTGATGCAGAGTTTGCCTACACGAACAAAGGGGCAAAGATATCCCTCAAGCGTTGGAGAAATTACCGATTGGTGGAAGCTTACGAGCTAGTATCTCGGCAATCTTCCGGTTGACTTCTTCAGAGATACAACTCCACAGTGCATTGCGATAGGTGCGCCAGGACATTGTCTCTGGCTCGAAGTCACTGTCTAATTTGTTGTCAATCAGCTCCCGATAGGGCTCCAAAAGGATCTTGATTTCCTCAAGTTTTTCCTTGGTTGTTGTGGAGAATAACGAATCCTCTACCCACTCATCAAAACCACCCCCATCATAAGAGGACATCACTCACTCTCCAGTTCTAGCATGGCGTCGAACACCGCACTCTTCTCGCGTTCTTGCTCAAGACGCTTAATAACATTAGCTACTCGATTCTGAAGTACAGGCCAGGTCTTATCGTCCTTCTCGATACCGAGGAACCCCAGATTCAACTCAGCAGCCGCTACCAGGGTTGTTCCAGAACCTGCGAAGGGGTCGAGTACATAACCACCTTGAGGGGTTACTAGCCTGACCAGATAGCTCATCAGTTTCAACGACTTGACGGTCTTATGTTCGTTGACTAATCCTTCATCCAAGTCAGCGTTCTTCTCTGTGGTGGACGGCTTCGCTTGATAGATGAAGTTGGCCTCGGGGTCTGGGTCGAAGGTCTTGAAGTACCGTGAGTTGTCACTGTCTCGATCCAGGATGCCCACCGGGCATCCATCAACGCACTCGTAGATTGGAATCTCCTGGTCTCCGTAGACGTAGGCGTTCGGCTTCCCATCGCCCGAGTCTGATCCAGGGGCGTAGAACCCTCCTGGACGTGTCCCCTTGCAGTTCCCGCGCGGGTCGCCCTTGAGGACTTTGGTTCCAACTCTTTGACACTTTGGGCTGTGGGATAAAATGAAGTCCGCCGGCCATCGCCCGAGGGGATGGCAGTTGATTCCGGTCCCCGGCGGAGCTGCAACCTTGACCGCCTCTGGCTTCGCTGAGTGACCACTCTTCTTCCAGGTATCCGGACGATCTGGTTCATCCCAATCTGTGAAAACCCTGGAAGAATCAATATCTAGAGCGCCAGTCCCATACTTCAAGATGTTCTCGATAATGGTCCCTTCAAGGGGTTTTCGAACCAACCACCAATCTTCAATGGCTGGCTTAAGTCCAGTGTGGTACCCAGACCATTTAGCAGCCTCTCCTGAAAGTCCCCCATCAAGAAAGGATTTTTCTATATCCAATCCCTTCTTGTAACCACTATTTCCTGTAACAAAAGCTTTACCATTCCTACGAGCTATGAAGCAACCCGTAGCTGTTCGAATGCACCAAACCATTCCTTTGTAATAGGTAGGTTCAACCCTGACCAAATTGGTGGTGGTGAACCGTGACGCTCGAATAGCTTGTGATCCCGATTGGTAGCAAACAACATAAGATTCTCTACCTGGTTGTCCCTTGGATTGTGATTGTAACACTGGAAGGGCTTGTAGCAAACCAGACACATCTTCCAGAATGGGTATACTCTCTTGCTGTTGAAGTGTCTCGGCGTAAGCGAGTATTTGTTTTCCGCTTCGTTCAACAAGGCAACGATGCTCTCTGGAGACAAGTTGGTCTGTGTTATCCCCTCGAAGACAATAGGCGGTATCATCGTAATAGTAGGCATAAACCTGTTGAATTGGTTGCCAAGAGAAGTCACCAGTAACCATATCGTAGCATACGGTTAGAGTTCCGGATACCAGACTTGAGTAGTGTTCCCAACCCCTCTCAGTTAGTAGCTCTGTATCCTCACTTAAACACCCAAATGCATGTGAGATGCGATCCCTTACTTCGAATCCGGCCCTTTCCAGAGCCATTCCAGTATGATGACTAGTGCGCGGAAGAGCCCAAACCAAACCAAAAGCTCCTGGTTTTAGGACCCTATAGGCCTCGGTGAACACTTCAACTAGAAAATTCTGGAAGGCCAATAATTCTGGGCGCCCCTCGACTTGCCCTTCAGTACCCTCCAATTTGAAGTTATCCCAATTTAGATTCAAAAATCCGATCCCGCTCGGGGGATCGGTCACAAGCGAGTCAAAGTGGTTGTCGGGTATGGACTTCAGGACTTCTCTGCAGTCCCCTAAGAGGATCTGGTTTTCCATTGAAAACCATTACACCGAGAGAGTCGGCCCATAGGAAAGTCAATTTACAGTTGATACTCGCGCTACCTGGGCGTATTACAGGTTAGTGGTGATCTTACTAATTACTGTACTCGTCATTGCGGGGGGCCTTATATTGACTAGGATCAACCGTAGACGTAGACGACCTTGGGACACTGACACAAATGACTTCCACCTCAGGAGTATGAGGTTCAAACCAAAGAGGAAGTACTTCTGGTCTAAGTCTTGAGACAAGGGGGCATGGCCCGATCCCATTCAGTGGATCGTCGTGGTTGAAAGAGTACCACTCGCCGACCTCTTTCTTTACTATTGGTCTTCCAACGAATCGTTTCACAAATCAGGCAGCGAGCTACTTTACCACTCGAGGGCCACCTGTGCTTCTGAGGGTACTTCGAGGCTACCGCTACGCCCTCAATGATTCGTTCATACCTGGACCTGATGGGTTTCTGGGTCAACTGGGACACCTGGAGGTGGTGGGATCTTGAACACTGTTACACTGTTAGGACCTTTAATAGTTACCTTCAGCGCATCGAAGTAGATCATAACCCACAAGGTGCTATAGGTTGGAAACTTGATGTGGTATTCTGCTGATACCACATCAGTGATGTCATAAGTACAAAGCCAACCCCGCTCGGTCTTTAGTTTGGCCGCCTTCGGAGGAGTTGAGATAAACTTACTCATCAGTATTGGGTAAGGGTTCTCGTGTTCCCCTAGGCCGCTCTTCTTGTGTGCAGGGAGTAACAACTCCAAGAAGAACTTCTTGTCCTCAGTTGGATCGATAGTGATCTTGATATCGCACCCAGGATGTGGTTCTAGGGTAATACGCATGCGTATTACCCTAGATGTTGTGGCCCCTCAGATCAAGCGACATCCACATCAGCTACATAAATGTCAGTAGCTTCAGCTATAAAAGACTCATCCCCGATCCAAAATCCACCGTCACCCCATTGGTCGGTCCAAGAGTTAGGGCCATTGAATATGACCCTCCCGTTGGACAAAGTGTCATAACCAGTAGTGTAAATGTAATGACCTCCGAGTAGATCATTGGGGTTTGGGGCACTAAGTGGGGTTCTACCGTTGAACTCCTCGAAAGCGGTGTCAACCTGAATAGCTATGGCAATTGGAAACCCGTTGGCCAGGGCTGTCTTCATAGCAAGGATGCGGGCTGACCCCATGTCGTCGATGCGGTATGCTCCCGTCAGGATGACATCGGAGGCGCTTTCAACGAGCCCTAGCTTAGGTTCGTTGTTGACTGTACTGTTGCTTGTAGGCCTATCCTCGTAAGCCGCAAGGCCCCACTCGGCCACTCCGGTCCAAGCATCTGATGGCATAGACCCAAAGTCTTCCAGAGCAGGAAGTTCGTTATTTGGTATGCCAACGTTGTCTCTCGCGCGCTCGATACAACGGGCTACGTCGTAGATCCAAACTGGGGATCTATGCGAAATTGGAGTACCAGCAATGGTCAGCCTAGTTTCAATCGAACCATCAGTGGCATGGCCGACACAACTACCAACCTGACCTTGATTCATGATCCCAGGACCAGCTAAGACATGATCCCGGTAATTGATCGACCTGGGTACCGCAGTCACTTTGAATTTACCTGAGAGGATACTGATACCTGGCATTCCGTGATCAGGACGGTCTTTTTTGTAACCGTAACTATGAGGTCCACCAAATGTTCTGGGCATAATACACTCCTTAGGGCTTACTTACACTCAGCTCCACACTTGACTGCAGCAGCGACCGTTTTCGCCTTCATGACACAATCAATGGGTAGCTTCACAAAATTAGCGGTTAGGACTTTCTGACAGATATCCAAACACTTTGGACTTGTACCCTCTGAACAAGGTAAACCTTTCAAGTGGTCACAATACCCACTGCATTCAGCAGTGAAGGGTCCAGCATCAACAATTGGTGTTGGGCTTGGTCCAGCGTCGACATCAGCCGGAGGTATCGGATTTGGTGCTGGTGTGTTACAGCTTCCAGCAGGTAAAAACGCCAAGTAGACTATGGTGAGAATGGGTAGGAGGTACCTTTTCATAGTACTAATGCTACACCACAAGGTCTTTCTCTAGGGCTGGTGTCTCCTCCCAGTCCCTAGCAAGTAAGTCTTGATCGAATGGAGTCCAGCGTGTGTAATTACCAGTCGGTTGGATCAGTACTAGGAAAGTACCAAGCTCAAAGCTGTCCGCCGGCAGAGACTCTCTATGAGCGGGTAGGTCTCGTATCTCAACCCAACAATCCCAGCTACTTCGTTTTATTGCTTTGCCTTCACGTAGTAGTCCGAAAGCTTCTCCAAAATCCATAACAGGTTGGATGCAAAAGGTTCTTAGCTGTAGAGTCCTAACCCCATGACCCGCGAAACAAAACCTCCTAGCTCACGAGGATTCACCCCTAGTGAGGCTCCCACCGTCAAACATACCCTAGCAGCCGACGCTGTAGCTCATCTATATGAGATCAGAGAAGAGTTAGACTCTAACATCAAAGCGATCGAAGCCATCAGATACGACTCACAATTACGTATGGAGATCGTTAAGGGCTTGAATCAACTCAAGAGGAAGATTCGATCCTTCGAGAAGTACCTTGGTATCTACTGATCTTCGGTGGCCCTCTTGAGAATGCGTTCATACCGGGTCTCAATGCCGTCGCGCGGTCGAGGGTCGGCAACAGGCAAGCTGAAGGACATACCAAGAAACTTCCTGAAGTGCTGATATATCTCGTGGTCGTTGTCCACTTTACGCCCATGTATGTAGAAGTCACCATTGGCTTCAATCCGGATGACCTCTGATCCATTCTGCATGCGGAACTGAATATCACCTTCAGTCAGACTAGGCGCTTGATTTATGAATAATGTTCCACCGTTTGGATCAGTATACAGGTAATCAGGATCAGGAGCTGGTCCCCATTGGTTTCCAACACCGTTAGACACCAGTACTTGACCCTCATTTACTGGAGGGGTATCAAAACGTAGAGTTAGATTTTCAGAGCGGACTCGTTCTAAGTCCTCTTCAGTGACTACAATTGGCTCCTCATAGGGGTGTACTTGGTTGTTTTGCGACCCAGAGTTTTCTGGTAACTGAACCAAGTCATGGTTCAGTGGGAAGGCGCCCACGAACTCAGGTGGCTCAGCAAGATAAGTTCCCCAGGGGAACTCTCTCACTTGGGGTACGACTCCGATATCTGACTGCGGATCTGGTAGAGCTAAGTTCAGTATTGGGTGGCCTACCGAGCACCCCATCGAGACCTCAGGTATGAATCCTATGAATCTGGCATCGCTATCATTGGGCATCCGGGTGATCCTCTTGGTGCTTTGAGAGGTCCCAGTCGATGGGGTCAAACCCCTTCTTTACTAGGGCATCGTTAGCCTGCGAGAAAGGCTTTGAACCAAAGAATCCTTGATGGGCACTAAACGGAGAGGGGTGCGCTGAGATAAAGACCCTGTGCTCGGAAGTGTTGATCATCGGAGCAAAGCTCTGAGCATCTCTTCCCCACAATAAAAATACGATACGACCTTCTCGTGCTGAGAGTAGCTTGACTACCTTGTTGGTTAGTTTCTCCCAACCCTTGCCTCTATGCGATCCAGGCTCTCCCTCTCGAACTGTCAGGACTGTGTTGAGTAGGAAGACACCCTGCTCAGCCCAGCGCATCAAGTAGCCATGACTCGCCGGAGCTATCCCCAAGTCGCTCTGAAGCTCCCTGTAGATGTTCACCAGAGACTTTGGCGGTCGGACTCCAGGAGGAACCGAGAAGGACATCCCATGAGCGTGACCGGGGCTCGGGTAGGGGTCCTGGCCAATAATCACCACACGAACCCTGTCGAAAGGGGTGACCTCGAAGGCGGTGAATACCTTACCCTTTGGTGGGTATACCTTGTGAGTCTCTCGCTCGACAGCCACAAATTTGAGCAAGTCTTCAAAATAGGACTTTTTCAGCTCATCACTTAGGTTACTGGACCAAGACTCATGCATTGATAGGTGTTACACCAGGAAGCAGGTGGTCAGTTGCGCCTCATATTGTGAATGCTGGGTAAACCACTCGTCTTGGATAGCCTGATCTGATCCACCTTCAAAGATCTTGATGTTGAGCCCCTTCTCCAGAATGAACATAATGTCCACCTTGATGAGTCGCTTACCAATTCGAACTTCAATGGTCTCTGAGAAGTCACCCATGCGCTTGGGGTGCTGACGAAAGCACTGACGTTCGATGAGGGGCTTACTACCTACGGAGGTCAATGACTGAAAGGACTCGTGAAGGAGTTCCCAGGCTGTCTTACAAGTCAGGTAATCAACACCAGGAGTCGGGGGTGGATGAGTTGGGCAACTAGGGGGGTCCACGGTCTTGCCTTGAGAACGCTACAAGAAGTTTTTGATGATCCTCTCGTACCTGGTTGGCACCTTGCGTCTGCGAGGTTTCCTCTTCTTCTTTTCTGTCTTGAAGTGTTGGATCGCCTCACCTAAGGTCAGCTTACCAGCTACAGCTTTCTTTCTAAGTCCGTCAATCCTACCCTTCAATTCGATCATAGTCTGAACTGTATGACTAGCTTTCGCCACGTATTCAGGGCTACTGAGGGCTGATTGAATGTAATCCAGCTTGTCTTCAACATACTTCAGATACTTGGCCTCCAACTCTTCTAAGCTAACTTCTCGATTAGGGTCGGTGGCCATTACATCACCCACTCAATTTGAACGGGTACAAGGTGTTCCACACTTGTAATTCGACCTCGGCGGGGAGGTCTGGTTCAGGGTCAAAGCTTCCCCGAGCCGGGTACCAATGCAGAGCAGGGATACGATCCCCCTCATAGAAGAACCCGATAGGTATAGCTTTTGAGACATAGACAGTCTTCCCAGTATACGTCCCGATAAGTCCTTGTACCAAGTACTCTTTTCGATTCTCGGGTTCGAAGTCTCTACCGCATCCTTTCAGGCTATGGTAGTCACGTGCATTGATGGTAAACGGTCCATTTCGTTCATTCCAACACGCCCGCACCTCTTCAACACTTGCTACTAGGTGGTCAGGATCTTCTGGGCACAAGATCGACCACATCTGAATCTCTTCATCAGTTGCCTCACGAAGTTCCCCCTCCCAACCATTGGTCTTTACAATGTAGTGGCCATCAAGATAGAAGGTAAGACCATGCCTGAGCGCTACCCGCTCTAGGTTCTTCTCACGTCTTCCGATGGGGTCAACAGGCTTCACACTAAGCTATGGTTATTAGGGTTCTAGGGGTTGAGGCAGTTTGAACGGCTCTAAGCCTCGTTGGACTTGACGAATGGATTGAGAGTCTAAGTGTGGCTGAATCCCCATACCATCCACGTATTTAGTGTGGAGCTCTGGGTGGTGACCCCAGCAGTAATAACCAACAGGGATTCTACGAGACACATAGATCGAGAGTACCTTGTCGAGGATAGCAACCCACCCTGTCATCAGCAGATCTCGCGTTGTAATTGGTTGAAACCTACCTGCAGGGGCGTTTCGAATTGCGCAGAAGTCTACGGCATTGACGGTAACAGTACCCCCGTGACCTGTAAAGCAGGTCAGGATCTCTTCCAAAGTAGCTGGATCGTCGGGCGCTCGCTCATGATCCAAAGGTGGGATCGGTTCGAAGCTCTTCAATACTCTTTCTTGGCGCGTGGGTACTTCATCCTTCGGTGGGGGTCTCACCACAGAACAAGTTAACGGTCCTTCAACAATCTTCAGGGTATCGAATGGAACTTCAATATCATGACCGAATACAGACCAGATCCCTACGTCTTCTGACCAGGATAGGCGTGCAATGAAGGTACTCTTCTCTTGATTGTTGTACTGAACCCAATAATATCCAGCAAGAGGGTAGTTCATATCACCGGCTCTCGATTGTAGCGATTCGGGATGTTATAGCGGAAGCTCTTCCTCAAGATGGTGATAATGGTATCATCGTTTGAGTTGGTTAGTTCAGCCTCTCTGTCTGTAAACAGACTCTCAAGCATTCTAACCTCGGAGTTCGGATCACTCACTAGTGGCGTATGATTCGAGGACTTAATCTGAGAAAACTTCTTAGCTGTGGTCCTAACTAGTACAAGTCGATTGATGGCATCTCGAACTGAGATCCTACCCTCTTGATTACGAATCAAGTCAATCAGTAGTCGGTCACCCATGGAGTACCTATGATCCTGCATGCCTTCAAAAGCTTCAGTAGGGCACTGCCAGGTTATGTACTCGTCGTTGCAACCGACGCAAGAGAACCCAATCCAATGGCGCTTGGAATCATCCGCAAGATTGATTTCGTGGTTAGCAGCCTCAATGTGGCTGTACACGCTACGAAGCATCCTGAGGGGATCTGGAAACTCAGTCATCTTAGTCGTTCGAACCCAACTATTTGATGCTTGAGGGCGAAGTCATCAACAATATTGAGGTTCAACTTGGCAGTATCCCCTAGTCTAATATTGCGTGGGTCACATTCGAGATATCTGAACTCACGTGCGTTGGCCCGCAGGTATAGGTTGAACCCAACGATAGTAACCTCATGATCAAATTCAGGAAACTCAACTTCACAGGTTAGGTTGTTGTTCCTGTCTATCTTGAGGGGTACTCGAATTCGACCTGTGCAGACTGTTGGACCAGACTCAACTACCTCAATCCAGACGGTGGATTGTCTATTCTTGGGGGTTGGTTTGGGGGCTGGTTTGCGTCGATGGGGCCTCACCACTGCCCAAAATCGTTCAAGGTCCAGGTCCATGGTTTTGACTACACCGAAACTTGTTGAGATCTTGGGTACTCGCACGTAGTAGTGAGTATGGATCGTACACGAGACATCGAACGACTAGCAGGTGTATGGAGGCTGACCCACCCCTGCCTAGCGTCCAGGATAGCCAGGGCCGTTGGCCTAGTAGACAAGGTCAAGCCGATAGGGGATATGACGTGGGAAGTCACTGGGGATATCGATACTTACTACGTCTATGCTGATCCCGCCACGAGGACATCGACCTGTACCTGCCCCGATAGTAAGGGTGGGCACAAGTGCAAACACAGATTAGCGGTAGGACTCGTTTGGGTACTAAGTCAAAGAAAAATGAACAGTACCCCTATCATTAGATTGTAATTTGTGCTCTAAAGGATAACCAATGGACTTGAAGAGTAGAAGAAAGCTGATCAGAACGATATTGCCAGACGATTGCGGGGACATAACTTCAGATGGTCGTACCGTTTGGGTCAACAGTGAAGTCTGTCTGGCACGCTTTTGCCCGGTATCACGCGAGTATGCCGCGGTAATCGCCGATGCTAGTATCGGTCTCCGTAGCCACGAAGAGGTGGCTGTTCGTCACCCTGACAACGGACCCTCCGAAGCCGACTGGATTGACTTCGTGAGCAATGTCAATGACAGATGGGGTATTGTAGTAGGACAGGAACATACACCTCTTTACATACAGAGAGTCGAAGATGTCAGCACTACCGAAACAAGCCCCACCACGTGAGAGACTCAAGTTGCTCTCCTCAGTTGTCATTCAAGGTCAGTTCTGCGCTCCAGAATGTCCAAACAAGTCAGCAGGTTCAGTCTGTAATGCTCAAACAGAGCCGGAGAAGTTGACCTTGAACAGTGGTTACGAGATGTACTCCAGGACCACCTATTGCAGGATGAACGCCCGGTAAGGATACGGATAATGACCAAAGCAATCGCAATAACTCAACAAGGCAACAAGAAGTTGTTCCTGATCGGCGACTATCAGGCTACTCTCTGGGAGCCCAACGGGGCAACAGGATGGTTTGCCGAGTACTTCAAAGGGTCTAGAAAGGTGCTCAACTCAGAATCTAGTAAGCACCCGGTCATGCCAGACACTTACGCTGATGCGGCTCGGGCTCATCTCATCGTAGAGAGGGTAATCGGGAGCCTTCATGCAAACCTACCCGTTCCGAATCTGACGTTTTCAACCCGTAAAACCAAGAAGTCACCCAAGAAGCTACCCAAGCGCCAGTCACCCAAGCTGGTAACCCCCTCTGAGGTCCTTGAAGATCTTCTGAATCACATGGATGACAGCTGGACCGTTCGCATCCCATCGGGTAAACCGGCGGCCTTGCGCGTCAGTAAGGTACAGATCTGTGATGAGAACGGTGATGTAGCCTGCGAGATCCCCTACCCGGTTTACCGAAATGTCTGTTGCATTCACTAGCCTAAAAGTCGGGGATACTATCTACGACTGCCACCGGCATCGTCTAGGTAATACTATGGCGACGGAGCTAGGAATCTGGTCAGTCCAAGTAGTTGAAGTTGACCCTAAAGAGCGAAAAGCCCTCGTATCCTGGAATGGTAATACCGCTCAGTGGAAGAGCGAGCGCTACTTCGAAGCAACTACGATCAAGCGGAACCCTCCTGAGTGGAACCATCGACTCGGTTCAGGTTTGATCTGTCACCTGTGTGGGGCAAAGAAAGCCGATGGTCATCGGCCAAGTTGTACCCATCCAAAAGCCAAACAAGCAGTTAGTAAGAGGAAGGAATCCAAATGTTCAGACCAGTTATGATGCTCCTGGCACTACTTGTGCTCTCACTAGCACGTCCAGCATACGCTGATGAGTGCAACAGCCCTGTCTTCGACACGACGGGAAAGATCAATGCCACCGAAGTCGAACCCCTCCTCAAGAAAATCGTAGGTGATGGCGCTGACCCAGCTCTAGTTCGAGTTATCACAACGGCTGAAATGAACCAGCATGGAAACCTCGACAAGTACGCCGGGAACATGTTGACCCGTTGCCCCTCTTGGCAGTCAGCCGGCGGTCGCCTCAAGGCCAACATTTTCCTGCTAATACTTGAACCAAACGGTAAGGTTGCTGTCCAATTCTCCAAGAAAGGCCCATTCCAGAGCATACTCACTCACAACAAGATCGTCGATATCGGTGAGGAAATGGGTGGGCTCATCCGTAAGGGCGACCTGACAGGGGCCGCCAAAGCTGGACTCATGCGATCTCATGCTCTGATATCGACTACGAAAGCTGAGTCTCGTATCGTCGCAAGCGGCCCGGTCACCATCGTCAACCACAACGAGAAGCCTGCAGACCTCAGTGGTGGCTTCTCGTTCTTGAAGTGGCTGCTCCTTGCCGGTGCCCTCGCGGGCGTAGTTTGGTTGCTCTTCTACATTAAGTCGAGAAAAGAGGAGCGTCAAGCGGCTCAGCAAAAAGCCCAGAGTACCCGTGCCGACTGCAACGACATGCTACTTGGATTTGATACCAGATTGAACAAGATAGGTTCGTTCCTAAGCTCATACAAGTCGATGCTTAGTACTAACTACTTTGAGACTTTTCAGGATCAGCTCAAAGACCTGGATAGGCGAGTATCTGTAACTAAGGGACAATTTGTAAGCTCCCAGAGTACCTCCAATGATCCGGAGTGCGTGGGTCTGAGTGCTGATCAATATGATGCAATGACAGATATATTCGAAAGACACCTAGGAAACCTAGGGTCTTTGGATAGAGAGCTGTCCTCATTTGAGTCAGCTGTCATGGGGATAAAGCGTCTGCGCGATGGGGCTCAACCAGCTATTGACACACTGACTTCTGAAATCGAAAGCGCTACCTCTAAGGTCAATGCTGAGAGGTCAATGAAGACTAATGGGCCCCGTAGTCTCCTACAGCAAGCAATCAACTGTGCTGAGGTAGCTCAAAAGAGCCTGGAAGAGAAGAACTACCAAATAGTGGCTGATGCCTGCAAAGAAGGAACAGCCCTCGCTAGGAAAGCCGCTCAACAAGTACAAGACTTGATCTCGCGAAAACAACGGATTGAAAGCGATATTACGAGACTTGACCAAGATAGTATGGCCGAAAAGCTCACTAGCCTCGATGCACTCATAAGCGAGATCAAGACGACATTCGGAGAAGAGTCAGTGACCCCGGCACTCGAGCAACGTATCGTGGTCATCCAAAGGACCCAGACTCGACTATCCTCTATAGCTCTGGCCAAGAGCAGTGTTCTTACTCAGAACTGGGACTCGGCTGAACAACAGATCACGATAGCTAGGTCGGCTGAATCTGACATTAGTAACGCGATCAATACTGTTCGAAATCTGAGTCGTCGACTCTCCAACGCCAGACACCCCCAACATAACTCCTCGTCCAGACCTTCATCAGGATACGGCTCAAGTCGTTCTAACCATCACGGGACCAACACCACAGTCGTGAACAACTACGGTGGCGGTAGTCGATACGATAATGACGGGTTAGTCCTAGGCTTAGGTTTGGGCCTGGCCCTCGACAACATCGAAACCAACGAGGAAAACCGTCGCCTTCGTCGGGATCTCGAGGAGGAGCGTCGAGGCTATGGTGGTCGCGGAAGCAGTCGTGATGACGATGATGACCGACGTGGTGGATTTGGTGGATTCGGTGGGGAGTCTGTCCAATCTAGCAGTAACGATGACAATGGGTGGGGCGGTGAGTCAATCGACACGAGCTCCAGTTCAAGCGACAGTGACTTCTCAAGCAACGACTCAAGCAGTAACGACGATTAAAACTTCAACAATACAGGATAATTAAGAGGTAACCGATATGGCACTAAGTATATTCTCAAAGGCAACCCTGATCGTCAAAGCGAGCGCTCACTCAGTACTCGACAAGGTCATTGACGCTAACTCAGTCCCGGCGCATGAACAACTCATCCGTGAGTTGGAGGCTGCGATACAGACTGAATCTACTGAATGCATCAGAGCAGATGTGGCTGCCAAGGCTTTGCATCTGCAAATAGCGGCCATCCAAGAGCACATTGATGAGTTCATGTCGGCAATTCAGGCCAACATGGACGATGGGGACCCCACTAATGATGACGATCAGATCCCGATGGCGGCCCATGTCAATGAGTTGAAAGAGGAGCTTGAAGACGTCAAGGCTCAAGAAGCGGCTCTAGTAGAGAATCACCGACTACTAGCCATCACCCTCGACAAGCTGAAGGAGCGCCACACTTCAATGGTGAAGGAGCTACAACAACTCCGACGGGCTGTTAGTCAGGCTAAGTCAGATACTCAGGCTCTCAATGCCGTTCGGAAGGTCCAAGACCTGACCACCGGAGTTGATTCGACTCACCTTGGTGGTGCTCTTGCTGCAGCAAAGCAGCAATCTGCAGTAGCTCGTGAGGAGCTCACCCAGGCAGTCAGTGGTATGCAATCAACCCCGGAAGCCTTACTACAGAAGAGCAAGGCTCAGGCCCTTCTTGCATCAATGCGTGCCAAGGCTGCAACACCCACTACCTGATGCCGGTGTAACTCGCAACTATGAGAATACAGCCAAAAGCTAGACTCATGGCTTGGCGGTTGGAACCGTTAGAGATCTGGAACAAGAGCAACCCGCGTGGGTTCGAACTCTTCTACAAGAAGGTTCGGATCGCGCGGGTTGTCCCCTTTAGAGTCGGATTCGTTCAATTCAGTGGATGGTATTGGCTCGCTGAACACGAAGGGGACAATGAGATCCCCACCATCCCAAAGAAAGACACCAGCGACAAGCCAATAGACGACCCAAAGAAAGCCAGAGAAGCTTGTGAGGACTATGTCCGTAAGTGCTTGGGTAAGCCTAAGCATGGACCCCGACGGTGGCTAACCTGGGTCAAGGATACATCCGACCCGCGCCGGTCAACAACCTTGAGCCCTCCGTGCGGGGGAAAGTTCGTTCTCAATGATAAGGTAGTAGTTGGAGAGATAAAACCCCTCAGGATCGGGTTTGGGGAGTACCACGGATGGTACTGGATCGCCTTTCCAACCAAGCTACCAGAAGAATTCTCCCACCTGACAGTGTCAGCCTTCAGCTCCAAGAGCTACCCCGTACCTGAACTCAATGCTGCTAGGAGTGAGTGTGATGCCTACCTCCGAAAGCAGCTACTGGTCAGCCCCACAAGGCACACAAGAAGAAAGAATAAGCAATGAAGTCCCCTGTAGCAATTATCGTGCTCTTACTCACGGTCATTATCGAGAGTTGGGTATTGTTTGGTGGTTTCATTGTCAAAGACAAGAGATTTATTCCCTCTCCGCGTTGCGAGGAGCGTATCCTCCCAAAGGCGGACGTGGTTCAAGTTTGCCCCTCACCCTCCCGTCTTATGAGGATCGATGAGCAGTGGATCTGCACCTGCAGATCTGAAGTGGACACTATGAAAGGAATCCAACACCAATGATTGGCGACAGAATTATTCTTCTCCTTGGGGAGCCCGTAGCTGGAGTACTCTCCACCGGTGATGTCACAACTAGCTGGCAGGTTGAAGCTGGACCCTACAAGGCCACTATTACTGAATGGTCATTCGAATCCAAACGGTACTACAGATACGAGCTTCGTGTTGGTGGAGTAGCGATCCTGTACTCGGTCAACAAGAGCGCTATTAGCATCGAAGAGGCTACTCAGATAGTCGAAGACACTTTGCGAGAGTACCTTGTTGGAAAGGCCACCATCGAAAAGCGCTTCGGCCCTAAGGTGATACCAGACTGAACGACCAGGTCACTCACCTACAGGTAGCTGAGTGACCTTTCCGTCGCTCAAGGCATTCTTGACACAGTAGTCAGTCCTGAGATAAAGATCACCGTCTCGATTTATTGTCTCAGCTTTTCCGGGCTCTTCACCTCTAACTGTGCACTTTCCAGTATATGTGCTATTGGACACACAGTTGAGTGAGCAGCATCGGGCATCAAACGGAAGGATAACTTTCAGAGATCTCATGACTTACCTACTTTCTAACTTGTACTTGTTTTGGAAGGGTGACCTCCCGAAGATAGTGCTCGTCCTGATCTGAGATACGAGTAAACTGAGTCCTACACTTGAGGCATACCGTGTGATAGGAGTAACGCTCCCCCTCACAGCGACCCTCGCACTTGGGACAAGTTTCGATGCACTGCCACTCCTCAGAAGCTAGCTCACGACAATAATCTGTTCGTAGATAGTGAGTACTCTTGTCCTTCTTCAATAGCTCTCTACGATCAGGAGCATACCCACGAGCGGTACAACAACTGAGATTCATGAGCTGGCAGTTGAGCGAGCAATGAGTTTGGTCGATGAAACTAATCAATGCTGGTAGTCGCATGAACCTTGAGCCCCTCTGTAGCCATCTCGTACCAACGGGCAGACAGCATCCTAGCATAGAGAACCGGATTCAGTCCATAATGCCCCATCGAATAACCATCATTCATTTCAACGAGCAGGGTACGCCCATGCCTGTCGATACCCCAATCAAGGCAGTAAGCTCGAGGAGACTCCCCCTTCAGAGCTAGAAGAGCTGCAGCATCATCAACGATGCTTCGGTTTGGGGCTATGGACCAATCCCCCTTGTACAATCGCACACCTATGACCACGTCGTTCAAGATGTAGCTTCGGTACTCGGCCCGGAAGTTCACTAGTTCCGAGATCCAAACCTCGATGTCGTCGGGTTGAGTCACGATCTTCATCCGGTCCTCAGCGCGGCCTTCCCAGACCATTCCCGTGAACTCCTTGTGCTGGACTGGCTTGATGAAAACTGGGTCCTGGGTGGATCGAACATCCCCAAGATACCCGCGTCGGATGTTTCTCCCTAAGGTATGTCGGAGCCAATTAGGGTAGTCGACATTCACCGGAATCGGACGACCCAGTCTCTTGAGAGCCCGATGAACATCTCCAATGTACCCGGCAACCCCTACATGAGAGCTCAGGTCGGGCATCTCGTCGATGTCATCAACCCACTCAAAGGAATCAAGTTCAACCCCACACTCAGCAAACCCGCGCCGGGCGTAATCCCCAAGGACTGTCTCCGGATACCCCTCTCGATGCCGGATGTAGAACTTCGTAGCCTCAATGAGTTCCATTCAAAAACGTTCCATCCTGGATAATCGATCCGCGCGGTCCGCTCGACAGTACCCAGACCACACCCGGAGCGGGAGCCTGCGCTTTTGGTTGCATCGACAGAACTTCTTGCGGTACCCGCACCTGAAGCAAGGAGCCACTCCAAATAGTTGGAGCCATAAACGGATGGCTCCCTCAGATGTGTTGGAGGAGATGGCGAGGGCTAAGTATCTAGCCCTCGTACTGATACTCATGTCTGAAGGGTCCATCAATCGTAGAAGCTATCAAAGTCGCTGAGCTTACTCAAGTACTCAGCTGTCACCGGTTCCGGATTCTTCACGGGCTCCGAAGTGGTAAGAACCTGAATCGGACGAGGAGCCCCGGGCCTCATTCGAGATTGAGCAAACCGATACAGCGAGATCAAATGTCCCCACTTCTCCGCCAAGTCCAAGGGCTTCACTTCTTTGCCCGAGGTCTGACTCATCGAGATAGCAGTCCGATGCAAGTCAATACCAGCCTCTCGGCCATACATTCGATACAGCCAATCCCAACCAGATCGGAACTCGTACCCGTGCCCGTGGTCTGTCCACCGGGATACGACCTTCCCCAGTAGCTTCCGGATCTTACGAGGCGAGACATCGGCGAGATCCTCATCCTCAGGGATAGTATCGTTCTTACCTGGAAGCACTCGTGAGATCCCTTCGAACTTCAGGGACATCACCTGGGCTGTCAGGGTAGTCATGGACTTACCAATCTGCTCCAGAGTGTCATTGAGCTTGTCAAACTGGAAGCTTGAACCCTGACCATTGTTGCGCCCGTAAGCCCAGTCAGCGAGAGCCTTGGCAGCCAACTTCTGAAACTGGATGATCTTAGGTTTGACCTTAGGGTTCACGCGCGACGTCTGGACTGTGGCCAACCACATCGGTGTGGACTCCACTGAAAGACAGAAATACTCGTAGCTCTTTCCGTCTGAGGCAGTTGATCGTATGACACGATTTACTGCCCAAGACTGCTTCTTTAACCTAGTGATCTGAGCATTCGGTTTCAAACCCAGAACATCACAGACCTTATTGACTACAACCCAACCACCGGTCTCATCCTTGATAGCCTCAATCTCGTCGTTTCCGACCTTCACAATCTCTGTCTTCGGCATCGAAACACTCCTTGTTTCGTGTTATTACACCGAAGGTTTCCCCTTCTCCTCTATTGACTCTGGCGGCTCCGACGGTGGCTCGAAGTAAATGGTCTCAGGTCTGGGCCTGGGCGGTTCGGGCTCAGGTTTGGGAGTCTCGGGCTCAACTTTTGGCTTCGGTTTCTCACCAGGTCGTGGTGGCACCCCAACGGTTGTTTCAGCTTCCGAGTTCCATATCAGCAGACTGATTCTGTCCTCGACACTCATAACTACAGCATAGCACTAGTAAGTTATGAGCACCCGTCTCAGTGGCCATCCTTGCGGGTGCTCATCGATACCTAAGCTTTTCAGTCACACAGTCCTTTCGGGGTTAGGGTTGAACTCTTGACTGGGTCGGTTCCAATCATTCCTCTGGTTTGAGCTACCAGAACCTCGCTGTCTTTCCAGCGCGTCATGCCCTGTATTACGCATGAGCCATCTGGAACTCAACAAGAATCAGAATTCAATCAAGATTACAACTAGTTATCTTCACCTACCTCGTAGTCAGCTGGCAACTGCTGTAGTAACGCAAGGATTTGTCGCGCCTGCCCTATCAGTAGATGGTCGAAGTGGATGGAGTGCACCAAAGATCCCTTACCAGGTTGGCCACCGATATGGCTAGCAAACCTAGGGAATTCCTGCTTGAGACCATCGGCCTCAAGCTTGAAAACTCGCGTATCCAGGTCAGCTTGTAGGTACTTGGTGTGAGATAGCTGAAGCCTGATATAGCGAACACCAAGGTTGTTGAGGATGGTGTGCAATGAGGGGGAGCGTCTTGCCTATGGTCAGGCCGTTGCAAATGGGCCCAGCCCCTGAACCATCTAGTGCATAGATGGTTCGGTACCGGAGCGAGAGCAGAGAAGGGTTCTGACTCTTCCGGTCGAACTGACTCTTCCGGTGATCCTCGATGACAAGCACGTGGATCTCGTTTGGGTTGAAGTCGAAGAAGATCCCGTAGCGTCCAGTATCGTCCAGCTTGCAACTCACGTTCGTGATGCCTCTGAGGGCAAAGCCGTCAACAATATTCTTACCTAAGATCTTGGCTTGTTTGGATGCTTCGTTGGACTTGTAGTTGTGCTTCACTGGGGATCTCCTAGTGGGTCACCATGGTGACGACGGTAGCGCTCAAGCTCACTCAGCCAACCCCGCGCGAACTCCTTATCCGGAGCTTGGAGGGCACCTGCATTGGCCTGGGCTACAATCCGACTTAGGCTGTCCCGGCGCTGCTTGGGGGTCATATCCCAGAACCTCTCGCGACCAAGACCTTCATGGTCACTTGGCCCTTCAGCCTGTAGCAGTGGGCCATTGAGAACTGAGCTTGCCATGCTACTTATTACGCGCGAGGGGGCCGAATCTCAACCTGATTTACGCTTTTCGATGAGAGCTTGGAGCTGGTTGACGCTAGCCTCTAACTCTGGGAAGGGGTCAGCCTTCTGCTCATCCTCGGGGACGGTAGCTATGAACCGACGGTACTCCGTTACTCTTGACTCCATCGGGTACTCAATGTCACTCAGAGGCTTTCTTGTTGACTCTAGGTAGTCGATAGCAAGCCTAACTGGATGGATCATACTTGTAGCGAGCTTGTTGCGACCCTCTGGTGTCCTTACAAGCTCGCCCAGAATACTTAGTATGGCCGGGTTCTTGTGTCTAACTAGGAAGGCTTGGATAGATGATTCTTGATCCATACTCAAACAGGCTACACCAAGGTCTCGATATCGAGACCTTTATTAGGGTGCACACTCGTCCTATTCAAGTATTTGAGCTGCGGAAGATCTGTTTTTGGTTCTGGTAGAGGCCCGTTGATGAAGATACAGGTACCACAGTGGTCATCTGTCGAATAGCTACTACCCTTATGGTACTTCTCACCACACCTAGCACATACTAGCATGGACTTAATGCTCCTGAGATACCAAGCTCGCGTGCTATCGCGGCTACCTTGGATACGAAAGAACGCATCTGATTTTCAGCTTGCATTCGAGAAGTAGATCTACTCTCATTGAAGCCCGTGGCTTTGAATTCCGTGAACATCTGAATAGAACACATCCACTGACCACCGACTAGTTCTTCCTCAAGCGTGTAGTTGGGATTCGCGCAGAAGAACTTGGCATAACGATCGTCAGTACACCGCATCTCATACCCAAACCAATAGGTGTACTGGTCCTTGTTTTCGATGGGTGGTGGTCCAAAGCTCTGCCTGGGGTAATCAGGGACTCCAAGCGCATCCAGCAGTAGGTTGACGATGTTATGGTCAATAGCTTCGTCGCCTAGCCTATGCTCTCTTTGCAAGAGCTCTCGAGTTATCTTGTGAGCCTCAATGCGTGTCAGGGTATTAGGGGGCATCATTCCTCATCATCGTCGAGGTCCTCATCATCGTCGAGGTCCTCATCATCGTCACTCTCCTCGGCACCGAGGTCTTCCTCTTCACCTTCACCTTCACCTTCATCCTCGTCAATGGGATCGGGGAACGGGTCCTGGCCGCCGTTCTCGTCACACTTCTCGCCATCACAATACTCACTACCACAGTTAGAACATGACATGAGTCACCTACTCCGTTCCTATTTATGTACCTACGAGCTTACGTTTCTCAACCCATGCTTCTTGGCTAGGTCATGCAAGTGCTTCCGGTCCATCCGCACCTCCCTGGCCGCCTTCGATAGGTTGCCACTATGGCGCTCCAACAACAGCACTAGAAACTGCTTCTCGAAGTCGGATACTGCCTGAGCCCTCATATCCCCATAACTTCGTTCTGATGGGTTGAATTCGACTGATACTTGGATGGTAGAAGACATTGGAAGGATCTCTACGCTAGCAGCTCTCAAATTGCAATACTAAGGCAGCATGACTCCTAACCTCTTGCAATAATTACGCTTTTGCTCTTTCTGTTTTGCATCGAGCCACAGTAGGGTCCTAAACTTGGCTCGATGGCTACCCCACTTGTCAATCGAGAAGTTGGTTGAGGCTGGGCGCTGAGGAGAGACCATAATCCAAGCAGTCCAGGCGTTGTAGTACATCCTAATCCCAGAGTGGTTTAGGTAGCTCCGACGTTCCTTCCAAATGCGTCCGGGACCTGGTAGCATGTCAGGACCGTGGCGCCTCGGGGGGAGTGTCAATGAGACTTCGTCTCGATACTTGACGGCGGCCTTGAGTGCTTTGCGCTTCCCTCCGTAACGACCGTCCGAGAACATCTTACTGATTGGATGACTCAGGTACTCGAATCGAACCCAGTACCCGTGACTCCTAGCATAGTCCATCCGTGTGATATTTCGATAACCCTTCATTTGGAGAACCCGCCGAGTGCTAGCATTGTGAGTAAATGTCTTGCGGTCGAGTCATCTACCCGGAATCGCAGTTCGACATCTGTCGTAGGGCTCTCCTGGATGTACTGCTCGAACCTACGGAAGTCCAGACGTAGGTTAGCAACAAGGAGCTTCCGTGAGGACTCGGTATCTTTGCTGAGTCGATCCGAAGCCCGAGCTGACTCAATCGCTTGATACCGGTCCCTTAGAACACTCACCACCTTGACCACAGAGTACTTCTTGGCCATCTCGGTCTGCTCATACATCCTACAGACACAGTTATGGATCTTGCCCACGTAGATTCGGCTGTACCTGAACTTGAACAGTCCCGTCGGGTGTCGCCGTTCGAAGACCTCATGAATCTCCATCACATTGTATGGCTCATTCGCAACCGTGAGGGTGATCCGGTAATGACGCTCTAAACCTCGCCCGTGCACGCATACTCGGGAAGCAAAGCGACTTCACAGGGGTGCTCCGCATGATGAGCGATGTATCCGCTGACCGAAAGCGTGAGTTAGGAGGCCGGATTAATGCGTTCCGCGCGGACGTCGAGAGCGCCTACCACGCGAGAATGATACAGATTCGGTAACTTACTGTTGAGATCTGCAGCCCTCGTGCGTAATACAGGGCATGACCACTACCACTACTACCACAACAACCACTACTCAGAACACCATCATTGCCGGTAGAACCGTTCGTGTCAGCAAGGGGTGCAAGGCCTTTGGAGTTACCAAGGGGGCTATCTTTACAGTGGTAGAGGTTCAACCCATGGGTGCCGAGTATGGGCATACCGTTAGGGTCACCTTCAAGGTCAAAATGGGATCAGGCCTTTACGGTAGGGACTCGTTCTCTCTGTACGCCCGACATATCAACAGACTGTCGGACCCCTTCACTCGGTTCAGCAGTGACGACCCGACCAAGAACATCGAGGTTGTACTCCGCCCCACGCGGTAAACCAAATGTTGACGGATCTCCCAATTTGGTTGAGATCCGTCAACCCTCGCGCGTAATACTAGGCATGACGTACTCAACCGAAGAACAGAAGCAAATAGCCGAAACCATTCTCGACCAATTGGGTGGCCATATCAAGGCTATGATTGGTGCATACAACGTGTTCTCCCACGCTGAGGGGGCGCTGTCCTTTCGGTTCAAATGTCATGCACAGAACCAGTCCAACTACTGCAAGATCACCCTCATCGGTGACAGCTACAAGGTCGAATTCAAATCGATTCGAGGGACCAGCATCAAAAATAAGGGTGAGTTTGAAGATGTCTATGCAGACACTCTAAGGTCGTTGTTCGAAAGTGAGACTGGCCTGTGTTTGGTCATGCCCGTAGTGCACTTTGCTCGGGCGTAACCCTACAGTGAGTTGAGTTCGAGGCCCAGCTGATAGCAGTTGGGCCTCAGTCGTTCCATCAGTCTTGAGTTATCAAGTGACCCATCCGGCGCTCCGCGCGATGCTTGGTCTTCTTGAGGTAACGTTTGGTCTGTCGGCTATGGCAGACGTAAGTGAGCTCCCAGTAGTCCAGTTTGGACATCGAGATGCACTTGGTAGTTCGATTGAGTTGGCGGGTCATGGTGTCAGATTGCCTTGGCCAAAGCCTTGATGCGTGCCACAACCTTAGCAGGAATCTTTTCGTAGAGCCATTCGTGTCCGAATTGATAACCCCGGTCAATCAGAAGGTCGTGAGCTTTGAGGTTGAGGCAAGCCCAAGTATACCAATCAGAGGGGACCGGACACTTCCCTAGGTTCCGGATGACTTCCATCTGCTTACTAGTTCCAGCGATGATGTCATTCAGATGCCAGCGCTCCCACAAGTCACAGAGTTCAGAAACCTCAGGGATGTGGCCCCAGATCTCGCGAATCGTATCAATGCACTGTCCGTCGCAAGAGCCACGATTTAGACCATAGTTCACATCACCTACGATAGACAAGGTCAGGAGCTTGCCCGTTGACTTCTTGAGGCCTACGGAACGGAAACCATTCTTGTCCTTGTAGCTGAACTTGATTGTCAGATGGCCGCTAACAGTCCTCAACTCCTCCTTATCTTGCCAGGGTAGGTCAACAGTTACTACGTCTTTGGTTGACTCAGAAGGCTTAGAGGATTTGGTTGCCATGCCCTGTATTACGCACGAGGGCTGCAGATCTCAACCAGAAACCGTTGGGATATCAGTTCGCAGGAACTGACCAATGAAGAAACCAAGCTCGTTGGCGTTCTTCATAATCCCTCTTAACTTATTGAGCATGATAATCTCAGCCTCCCGGCGAGCAAGTGCCCGATCCTTAGAACAACCCTCAGCCACTAGATCATCGGTTATCTGAGGCCCTCCGCTTTTGATTCGAACCCTGGTGTTCCAATGAACACCATCGTACCACTCAGCAAGAGCACTCTCATCCCCCTCGTAAGTTCCATCCTTAATGGGTTTGCTGAACCAAGTATCAAACTCGGAGTCGGTTGTGAAATAGGTTTGTGCAGTACTTGTAGCAGGCATCGCGGTACAATATCACGGTCTATCGGATTTCAATAGCCCAAGTAAGCGTATGTTATTGATGTCGAACCCACCGGCTTGAAGGCTTGTCTCAAGATCTTCCCCATCCGGTATGACAACCCTGATGACAGCAGACCAACTTTCCCCACGTCTCTTACCTTGAGCCCGAGGGTTCTGGACATAGAGTACCTCAGTGAGAGTGATCCCCTCATTGGGCGACCCATGAAAGATCCCAGGGTTCTCTGGGTCCAGGGCCATCGGAGCTCCAAACCAAGTCGAGAAGTCGGGACTGTTCAGTTCAGGTAGGGGCATGTTGTGTCTCCAGTGATAACGGACGAGTTCAGTAGGGCGAGGATATCAGTGAGAACCATGTCGGCTAGAGCTGCCGGGTTCTTGGCCATATCATCAGCAAACCTTCGTTCGGCCTCACGTCGTGCCGTCGAACGATCTACAGACATGGCTTGACCGACGAACTTGTTGTCGATTCTAATCTTGGCCGCCCAGTAAACCCCATCGTAGCAAGCCTCTATTATGACCATACCGTTGTCAGCCGCAGCTACGAACACCTGATCCGGATAGTACTCTGAGGGTTTTACTTCAAATCCCATCCACGTCGAGAAGTCTTCTGGTTCGTGGGGACCTGGTTGCTTAGGGTAGATCATGCTCATTATTACGCGCGAGGGGTGGGTTTTCTCAACCTGATCTTCTTAGGTTCTCGACAATGCGATCCCAGGCCGGGGGCGGTCGGGTCGACATTCTCACCCTCATGTTTCTCCGATGCGCTTCCTTCACCAAGGAGTCCCAGACATCAGAGGGGTTCCTCTTTCTAACCACAGAAGAAGGCTGGGCGGGGCATCTACTTGATGCCGGGGTGGCCGGGGCTGGCAAGAGCGTTCCGTTTTGAACCCCAGCAACAACCCTCTGGTGGCAAGCGCGCATCACCTTGATGAGACGGATACCCAGATCAACCTTGTCTAGGTGCTCTCTATATTCATAGTGATCAGTGAAGATCACCACCCCTCCATCGACGAATATCTGAGTTCTAATCTTGGACTTGAGAGGGAGATCTTCTGTCTGAACGTGGTACTCAACCCCATCTCGTGACGGGTTGCTATTCAAACCCATTGCCGGTTTTCTAGTATATTCAGGCATTTATGCACTCCTTCATTTCGAAGGTTGGTACGAAAGCCTTTATTTTCTCGACCACCTGTTCAATCTTTGATAGAATCTCCTGGGGTACGATCTCGATAAGGGTATCAGATCCCCAGAAGTAACCGCGGTCAGCATAGAGCCCCACATCGCTTAGGTAGGTCCTAATCCACCTCTCGTAGTCATCAAAACCAACTTCGTTTGCTCCTTCTAGAGCTGCATTTTGGTCTCGAGTTCCGAGCCGGTTATCGTTACCAGTCCAGCGCTCCCAGAGTTGACAGTACTCGGAGACGTCTTGGAGGTGGCCCCAATACCGCAAAACCTCATCCATACACTGTCCGGTTACCGAGCGATCCCGTTGATTGACAGAGCCGGAAAAGCGAACCTTGACGAACTCAGACTCTACTTCGAGAGGCCTAAGATCAACCGTTAGAGTCCGCGAGTGAACTTCCTGCTTATAGAAGTTGCAGTGTAGAGTAGCCGACACCTCATTGCGGTTGTTTTTTGCTACTGAGTTGTCAAGTCTAATCAGACTGGAGAAAATCTTGGTAGTCAAGGCCCACCTCTTTGCACTGATATTACGCGCGGGGTGGGGCGATTCTCAACCAAAAAGTTAGGGGTATTTTGAAACCAAGTTGGCTTTGGAAGCCATATACAAGGGTAACCCTGGGGTTATGTGCCTAATACCCATGTTTTCAATGGTAAGTTAGACAGGTAGGGTTGAGGCTTACAACCTAGTACGGGTAGTTGAAGCGTCGAGGGCGCCCTACCTTCTTCGAGGGGGCTTTGGTTTCTAGGACAGGAGCCCCCTGCGGGATAATCCTCACCGGCTTCGGAGGTGGGATCTTCGGGTTGATGTATAAGCCTCGAACCGCTTCAACCGGTGGGGGTACGCTACTCTTAAGATCAGTCATATCCACGATGATACTCATCAGTAGTTTAGGGCTCCGTGTAGTGGATGTCGAATTCCTTGCACGTGTGATTGTTGTGGCGAGCCCACCGATCCATCGACAGGGTTGACCACATGAAGTTGCAGATCCCAAACAACTGAGGCATGGTGATCTGATGGATCACAAGGAAGTACGAGTAATGATCCTTCACAACCTCAATTCGGTCGAGCAACCCATCAAAGCAGAACCACGCGGTAGAAACCTTGAGCATGAATCTGGAAGAGTTAGGGGGTTACTCTGTAGGAAGTGTAATCGAGGTATTGGTTTATTTAGTGACAGTTTGGAACTACTTCAGTCGGCTATCACCTACTTAGGAGGAACCATAAGTGCTCATAAAAACAACACTTAGTTGTAGAATGTCATGTTCCCACTGTATGGAGGATGCGACTCCTGCAGGTGAGCACATGGATCTTGAGCTGTTCAAGAAGGCCTTGGACTTCACCGAGCGAGCCGAGTGCGAGGTGATTCAATCAGGTATGCCGGTGATGTTGATGGTGTCCGGTGGAGAGTGCACGGATAACCCTCAGATAGTCGAGATGGCGGAACAAGTGGTCAAAAGGGGTTGGATACTTACTCTGTTGACGCACGGGCTCTGGCTCGACAACAAGGAACTCAGGGAGAGTCTTCTTCGAAGCGAGTGGAGAAGTGTCCTCGTCCAAGTCACCAACGATGATCGATACTACCCGCGCAGGACAGTTAAGTTCCAGCATCCGAAAGTGCACTACGTGGACAAGCTTCTCGTCTTATCAACCATTGGGCGAGCCGCGAGTCCCAAGTTTGATCCCAAGGGTCTCAACCAGCGCATAGCCCCAAGTAGCTTCAACTTTAGATCGCTAGTCCATTCCCTCAAGTCAGTCCCGAAGGCTATTAAAGTTCTGAGGGCTCGTGGGTGCTTGGGTAAGGCAGGCTTCTGTGTCCCGTCGGTATCTCATGACGGTACTGTCGTCGCAGGCGAGAGTCGATTCTGCTACCCTATTGGGACCGTTGACAGCACCAACGAGGAGCTGACCCAAGCGATCCTCACTATGGGATCGTGCAACCATTGCGGGCAAGAAGCCCTGCTGGGGGCTGATCACAAGCGTGCCATCGGGATCTGAAGCCAGCGAACTCGGTGTACGTTGGGCATGCCCAACGAGGAACCACGAACTGAGATAGAGCGGAAGTTCAGACTGAAGTTTGCTCCCGGTGAACTTCAGAACACTCAGTCAATCCTGATTGAGCAAGGGTACATCTTCTCTTTCGACGAGTCGGAACTCAGGGTACGAAGAATCGGTGGAACCCTTCACACCATGACGGTCAAGGGGGAAGGGACCCTCGAACGTCCTGAGTGGGAGACTGAGATACCTCAGTGGGTGTTCGATACTCTTTGGACTAAGTGCAACCACACGCTAAGGAAGTTACGCACCCTACTTCCCATAGACAGGATGGGTACTAAGTACGAAGTGGATCAGTTCCTCGATACCCTCGATGGGCTAGTCCTTCTCGAGATTGAGTTCCAAAGCGTTGAGCAAGCGGAGAACTTTGTCCTGCCACGTTGGGCCGATAGGGCTTTGGAGGTTACTGAGGATTCACGCTATAAAAACAAGAACTTAGCTATGATGTTGTCATACGAAGTGTCGGACTTCCTCATGTGGTAATGTGACCCAGGGAATCCATAGTATCTACAGGGTTATGAATACAGGGCTTAGGTAGTATAGCCGCTGTAAAGCACTTTCCTAAGAATTTAGTTGAGATCATCTGTACTCTGCGCGTAATTTACCCTATCATCAGGAAAAGGGGATACCGTGGAAGAAAAGGAATTTGTATCAGGGACATTCATTCTACCTCCAAGGGCTGACCACGCTGCTATCCTTGCAGAGTTCGAAGCTGTCGCGCTGTCTCAGGCTAACCAAGTGAGGGGTTACTTGGTCAACTCTGCTGAGGCTAGATCGGTCGTAACCCTGTACCAAGGTCTCCCAGAAGACATGAAGGACTCTTTGATGGCGCGCACTATCCCTGATATGCTGGCCGCCACCCTCCGGTGTCGCTCTCTCTCTGAGCGTGACCCGAGCTGGAGTATGTTCGAACGCAAGAAGGTCAGCTAATATTGTGAAGTGTCCTGAGCACTCCGAGCACGCTACCTTCTACATGGACCCTTGCGACCTCCACAAGGACCACCAGGAGCCTCATCAGTCCCGAAGAGGTCAGAGGTGGACTACCAACGACAACGGTCTCTACACCCGTCTCAGTCCTCTACCCGAGTCAGATCAGTAACCGCGACCCCGAGAGCAACATCCATTGGGCTCCCGCCGACGACTGATGCTACCCTCTCGAAGAACTCGAACAGGTCTAGGTATAGATTCTTGCCGTATCGAAATCCAGGCTTATACCCCTTCTGAGCGAGGAGTACCAAGAACTTTTGGACCCACTTGTCCGCTTGTTGCTGGTCCCAAGTAGACATCCCGGGACGTCGCTCTCCGCCCGCACGACGTCTAGCCATCAGATTACCCACTTTCTATTGTACCTGCTTACCCGGGGGACTTCCACGGACGGATCAGGCTCGTTGTTATTCTCCTGAACGTAATGCGGGAGAAGCAGGGCACCGACCCTCCCAGGTAACAGCACATTAAAACCTGTAGTGTTTGACAAGACACAGTCAAAACAAGCTAGACCCAACTCAACTGAGTCGACAAGCTGGGAACCAGAGGCGCCGCTGCTTGCACCCCCTCGAATCCCCTTTGACTTCAAGATCCCATACAACTGAGGGTTTCGTAACCTGACGGCGCGGGCTCGCTCAAGTAAACGAACAAGTTGGGCGGCTATGAGACTTTCAATTGAGGGATGTGATCCAGGTCTAACGCTCATCCAGATGAGTGGAACAATCAGAGGGAGTCTACCTCCCTCTCCAATACTTCTCTCGAAGTTGTCGAGTATCATCAAGGCTCGATCACCAGCACTAAGCTCCACACGGATCTCGGAACCGCGCGCCAACCAAAGCCAATGGATTGGAGTCTCAATAAGAGCCATAGCACCTATTACGCATCAGCCGGTCGGATCTCAACCATAATTTTCACCCAGACTGAATTTACTATTCGGTTTTGATGATTGTTTGCACTGACACGACTCTTCATGGTCATTCGAGTCTGGGTGCTCCTGACGGAACTCGAACGAGCAGGTACAGTAGCTGTTATGCTCCTCGTAGCCCTTCTCATACTTAGGTAGATCCATCTCAGTCACTTTCTTCAATGTGCTCTGTGAGGTCCGGAACTAGTCCAGGACGAAGACCTTTCTTGGCGCAGTCCGGGCATACTGCTGTCTGCTCCTGAAGGTTCAGAATCCACCCATCTTCCCGCGCGAGTCGGCGACACTCACCACCGGCCTCAGCAGTGAACTGAGCTGACATGTTCTTGCATCCAGGTGAGTTGCGCATAGAGTACTTGCAATCGGGGTCCCCGTCACAGTACAAGTCGAGAGTGTAACAACCGACAATCATCCCTTGGCCGTCTTCTTCTTGAGGTTGCGCTTCGTGTCGCGCCGGCTAGTTTTGGAGCGAGCTGGTCGTGCCTGGACCCCGTAGCGTCGTCTGTCGGCATCATCAAGACCTAGAAGCACCTTGCGCATTCGGGAGTGACACTCTCTGAGGGTTAGAGCGACTACGAACAGCTTAGGTTGACCCCAACGACCAATGCCAAGGCTCCAACAAAGAGTGGCATCCGCCTTTGATTCATCATCCAATTTGGGTTTGATCTTGTTCTGCTTCCACAGGTACTTGGCTAGAAGTATCCGAGCTATCGAGTGCTCCACCAGCGCTCCCGGAGCCGCATACGACGCTAACGCCTTGTCGATGTCCCATTTCATCTCGTAGTCCTAACTTGAAACCCATTCTGATTCCACTGTTTATTGGCAAACCCAAGTCAAAGTCATCAATTGTGAGGGACCGCCCAAGCCGTTTCTCGAGGCAATCGTAGCACAAGCAGATGAATACTCGCTTCCCTTGGTTCTCGAGAGTAAGCCTGGTCCTCAACTTGGAGTAATCTTCGGGCCAGGCTTGATTCCAAACCTCATCCCTGAGCATGTACCAGTCTTGAGTTGAAGTGCAGTCATAGCACTCACCCATCTTCTTCTGAATGGTATTGGTGTTGTTATAGTCTCGTAATACCTTGCGCAAGCTTTCCACCTCGGTCTCTAGGAAGCTGGCAGTACGCAGGGTCTCTTGGCGCACAGTCTTGTCAAACTCATGACCATCCATGAACAGACTTATGTTCTTTGCTCGATGTAGAACTCCTACCAGGATGGTCCGTATTGCAGAGACTGGGTTGTCATTTGGTTCAGGCACAACTACGCTCCGTTATCGCGAATAATACCGCGCAGGCGGGCGGCTTCCTTCTCGAGGAAGTCAGCCAGTTCGATAACACCCCTACGAGTTCCAGGAGTCAGCTTGTTAACTTGTAAGGAAGAGTCCAATCCCTTGAACTTCAAGGCTAGGTTACACAAGATGAATCGAATGAACCCGGCGGGGTCCTTTGATTTGTAGCACGCTGGATGGTCACTACTTGATGGTTCCACGGTTAAACCCCTTTCTTCTGAGATAGATAGTGTTTGAGTCTCGATGCAAAACCCCTCTCAGTCAAGTCACACTTGGCCATGTTCAGCCAAAGTGGGACTACCCTAATGTTTCCAACCTCATACTGTCCTTTGGGGTTTACCTTATCCAAAGATGCTATATCCGCAGTCTTATCAATCCCTCGGGTACTAGAGAAGTTCATATAGGGGAACCTCTCTTTTCCTTTTAGGGCTAGTGCAATCAGAGTATCAAGCGGTACTACTGAACGACTTTGATACCGCCCACCTTTTGATGATCTCTTGATGATCCTCTTTGCCCAGTAGTATACCTGCCTCTCTAGTGGTTGCCTACTGAGGGACGTTCGGAATTGAGAGTTCCACTCTCGAAGCTTCTGTAGGTGGGCTGCCCTTTCTTCTGGGCTAAGTTTAGCACGTCGGATTGCTTCTATCCTTGCGTGGCAGGATTTGCATGCACCAATATAGGACTTGCCACACTTTCTACAAACCCTAACCGTACTAGTATACTCTGGAGATTTTCTATAATGGTTGTTGCATAAACCTCTAGCCCTAACAGGCTCAGGGCACTCTGGTATACTACACAGGTTACGTCTTCTACCGGGATTCGCAACACTACTGTAGTAGTGTGGTTTGCAAAACCCCTTAGCGAAGTACTTAGCCTCACAACCTAGAACAGAACAAGACCTCATACTCACTTTACCGTGATGACACACACCTGCGTCAACTTCTTGTAGCGGATGTTGTAAGTACCGGCAGGAGCATCTTGCTTGTTGATCTGGCGACCAGCTTGGCCCCCAAAGACATCAGCAATCGTGAAGTCCTTGTTGGCATCCCAATCAGCCTTCACTGCTTTAGCCGAGGTGTAGTCACGTCCGTAGGAAGGGGTAAGTTGCATGGGGTCATCGTCCTTTAACAGGGTATTACGCACGAGGGTCTCAGATCTCAACTAGCTTTTATCCCAGTCTTTTCGTAAGGGAACTTTGATAGGTCAAGGCAACCAGAATCCAGGAGTTGGAGTACGAATTTCAACTCACTAGCCGCATACAGGGTACAAGCGTTAGTACTGGTTCTCGCGTTATCCCTTATGAGAGCTGAAATTATCCGTAACTCACGTTCGTACCTAGACTTACCCTCAACGGTAAGAGCTCCCCTCCGGAGGTTGAAGTTTAGAGTTAACTGGCGTACCAAGTTGATCGAATTGTTCGTCTCGATAGTATCTAGGATCGCTGGGCGGGGTTGGTTTGAGTTAATCATTGCACCCTTTCACTAGTAGAGCCGACGGGTTCCGTCAGGCCAGTACCGTATCTTGACCATGAGTTGCCTTCCTTGTGCGCTTGGTGGCTGGTTTTCTCAGTCTTTCGATCTCTTTGATCCGCTGACCAACTCTAGAGAGTATAGCTCTTTCCTTGGAAGTTATGCGAACCCTATTGGATCTGGCGTACTTCAAAGCGACCTTGGCCGCCTCGATCCAATCTGGTTGAATGTCGTCTGGTAGATTACAAATAGCATCGTAATTCTCAGAGAGGTTGTGCATCTTCTTTCCAACGTGCCCAGAGGCCGTCATGAAGTAACACCCATTGTACTTCGTGCACCCTTCGCGGTACTCACGCGTATCAAGACGCGTTTTCCACGGGTCAGCCCTCTCAGCTTGGATGGCTGAATCTTCAGGATAGCTGGAATCAAACTCTTCAACCAACTGACCGTTTTCCCACTTGTATCCGTTTCCTGTGCAAAAGAACAGGTGATCTAGGACGTCATCCTGATTCAGGAAAAGACCGGGCCACTCCAAGAGCGACTTAACTAGCTGATCTCGGTAAGTTGCCATGCCCAGTATTACGCGCGAGGTTTCAGATTCTCAACAAGAATCCTCACTTCCGAGTTGGGCCTTGGTACTCCACAGTTATGATAGTGTTGAATAGCGGCCTCAAGTCGATCTGCCTCCCAGGTTACGTACTTGTTGACCAGCTTGTCCCATTGCTTGGGAGAGAACGGGTATGGGTAGCGCTCCTCATTCAGCCAATTCACGAGTTGGGCGTGCAGGCCCTTACGGAACTCACTCCTGAACTTCTTGGTCTTGAGCAACTGGATGCACGCGAGTCTATCCGCTGTGCTAAGACCTTTCCTAGTCAAGAGGCGTTGCCACGTCTCAGGCCATTCAGGGTTGGCGCCTAGGCCCCAAAAGTACTTCCACTTGAGATAGCTTGTGCAGTACTCCTCAGTCGAGAGCCACTCGGGTAACTCAATCTCGTGGACTTCCCACTCAGTTGTACTCAGATCAACTTGACCCGTCCAAGGCTCAAAGGGCGTACCATCTTGGTGGTACAGAACTGAGCGGGTCGTGAGGGACATGATAGTTATGTGCTTGGTGGCCAGTACCGACGTCACCGGGGCGAACCCCTCAGCCATACCAACCTACGCAGCCAAGCCTACGAGACCTCCGGTCCCAGGTGCTTTTTCCCGGATGGCCAATCCGGTTCCGTTCATCAGGTGCAACCTGACTAGCTCGCGGCCAACCGAGCTGGGGTGCGTTGGGTTTGATAGTAATCTCACCGAACGCTGTAATCTCCCCGAGAAGCTAGGATGAAACAATTCCTACAGACTACACCAGCTTCATGCCTAATGCCTACGGTATGACCGTGCTTCTCGCAATCGGTCATGGCTAGCTGAGGCGACTCAGAAGGCTCCTTGAATCTCTCCTCGAAGTCGTGACGTAACTCTCCAAACAAGCCACCGACGACAATGGCTTCTCGGTAGACTGCAATTGCAGATGCATAGGCTTCAGCCGATCCCTTGTCAGGGAATACGGTACGGGTCGCCAGCGTGTAATCACCGGGTGACCCATTGTCTTTCTGGTCATCCCGGCAAATCACGATGTATTCTAGGTTCACTGTAGCTCCTTTTGACAAGAATCCCCAGTATCACGCCACCAAGATGGACGATCTCGTACGCAATTGTACCAAACTCGGTCGTTTACCCTACTCTGGATACTACGAGCACTTGGCCAATACTTCTTGAGCAGACTCTCCGCTTCCTCCTGGGTAGTGTCCTTCAGTGGGATGTAAGCCATCACTAAGACGAAACCCAATCCGTGCCCGTCTTCCCACCAAGGTCCAATTGGAGGAGTCTTGACGGGTCGCGAGTCGTATCCGGGAACCTCAAACCAGAAGCAAACCCAGTTACGGCCCAGAATACAACTTCCTTCATTGCTGGTGCAAGTATTCATGCTGCCCTTTGATCTGCTTGAAATCTCTCAACTCCGATAATCCACCAACAGAATCGAGCCTGGATAGTCAGCCAAGTAGTACCATCAAAGATCAGACGAATGTCCGTAATCTCCTCTAAGGTCTTGGCGTTTTGGATCTTCTCCTGTAGCTTCTCGGTCATCACCTCCAAGCTGAAACAATTCTCTTGCTCCATAAAGTGAATGACCCCCATGACCCACCAGGCGTACCGGCTCTGAATGCGGTCCCAACTCTCATTGTTGAAGTATCCTCGGATCTTCTCCACGATCTTGTCGTTGTTCTTGGTTGACTCAGCATCGGAGAACAACCGCCGAAGTCCAATTTCGTACATGTTAGTCCTCGTTGCTGAAGTCTGGGTCATCTGTGATTGCCGAGACACCCTTGATGCCGGCGTTGCGGAGAGTCACTAGGATCATCCGAGCCTGATCCTCAGTCAGGTGGTGAAAGTTCAGGTTGATCTGAGACTTGTGGTGCTCGATGTTACCCGAGAACTCGGGGTAGTTCTCTTTCATGGTCTTGAGGACTTTTTGATGAGATTGTATAGCCTTGTCCTTTTCCTTGTCCCGCTTAGCTTGGGCAACAAGAGCATCTCGACGCTCTTTGACACTTGCCACCACCTTCTTGATCAGATCCTTGGTGTCAATCTTAAACCGTTTGGCGTGACAGAGACAACCCATACCATTATGAATCGACCTGAAGTCCACTTCAAGCCTACCTGAGGGGCTACGGCTCCAAGTAGACCCAGAATAGGGCTCACTAATATTGAGTATATTGAAGTGGTACTCAGGGATATTGATTCCAGCTGAGTTTTCATCCAACTCAGCTTTGATCCCTTCTGCAGCCAATGCAGATAAGATCTGAGAGTTGAGTTCTTGTGCTTGTTTCTCGAGTGCTTTGCTGCTGTACATTGCCATGGTGGTTATTATGCGCGAGGGTTTGGTTTCTCAACAGAATCGTATCAGGATGCGAAAATTGCTTCAGCTAGAACCTTGGAGGTCTTCTGATCTACCAGCTTGGCTTCGGAAATGGCCATCGGCCCCAAGTGCTCGTTGCAGCCGCCACTCTGAGTTGACTCCTCGTACTTCGTGCAGAAGGCAATGAGATTGTTCTCGTTCGGCTGACCGTGAACATCCGTCTTCCATTCGATTCCAGTGTGAAACTGAGTCGGGTGAACGGTGGTGAAGCTTACTACGTAGCGGGGAGTTCTTGATGACGACATGCTAGTTATTACGCGCGAGGTTAGGGTTTCTCAACCCCATTCCGTCGATCTGCATCTTCTTGAGCTTGACCTTCATCGCACCAGGATGAGTAGGCATGTTCACCATTAGTGCTCGTGTGGAATACATAGTACATATCGTCGTCCTCATCGAACTCGACGTAGTACTTACCAAACATACCAGGAAGAGCCCAACCAGCTCCGAGATCTTTGCTCCAGGTTACCCAAACGATCTTCTTAGCTTCGTACAACCGCTTGACGAATCGATACTCAGGCTCCGAGAAACTTGGTTGAGTTGGGTCTGTACCTAATCCTACCAAAGCTCCTTGGGCGTTTCCAGATTTGACCTTAGAAATGATAGCGATTTCAGACTTGGTTAGTTTTGCCATGTCAACTGTTACGCGCGAGGGCCATAGTTCTCAACAAGATTCTCTGGTCTTTCCCTAATATCCCCATACTCAGATCTAGCTACCAAGTCATGCCCTAGGTGCTTCTTGAACCATTCCGCGTCAATGCGACCATAGTGGGTCCTAAGCTCTATCTCCCAAGTATCGTCCAAGAGCCGAGCCATGCCTGCGATAGCATCCGCATGGTCGATTAGCTTGAACATCAGGTCTACTTGATGATTGGCGTCACAAAACCCATGCTCATCGTTACAAGTACGGCAAAATACATTCCAATCGCAACTCATTCTGGTATACTACAAGGAAATCCTGAAGTTTCAACAGAATTGTATTTCTAGATTTGATACCCGTTGGGGGCAGCCTTCAGAAAGCTGATCAACTCAGCTGCTTTGGTCCCGATACCGGAGACAAGCACCATAGGGTCCCCATTTAGTGGTACACTCACACCATCCCTGATAGTTTGCAGGTTATTTCTGACATTGACTAGGCAGTACACTTGCCTGCTTTCTATGGTGATCCCGATTCGGATGGTGGTAACCCCAAGGTCCTTCTCCTCACCCTTGACACTTGCTATCTCTTTATCAGCGGTAGTAACGGAGTCACTTAGTAGCTTGGCTACCTCTCCCGCAGCTAAGTTTGCAACCTCTGACAACCAATTTCTCATGACATTACTGAATGAATTCACTTTATGCTCCTAGTAGTAGGTGGTTATCCTAGCCACTATTACGCGAGAGAATCGAAGATCTCAACGTCAAGTTGATCCGGCCCATAGATTCAGTGTATATGATCCCGTGGCTGACGAGGACCAATTCGAAAACTTCTGGAATAGAATACGCCCAAAGCGCGGAATCCCGGTGGAACGTCCAGATCTATCAACCTATTTGACTAATAGGTTGGAGAGAGCTGTCAATGACCCGGACAGGGTACCCCTAGTCTCACCAGCACAGACTCAAATATCCCAAGCGGTCCACCGTCGTGTGCAGGCAATAACTACTCGAGTTCTGAATAACTACATCGGCCCAGTGACTGACGACACTGTACTAAGACTCCTTTATGAAGTTGGGGTAGCACTCGCTACCGGTGAAGGGGCAGATGTTGAACAAACATGGTCTCAGAATGTAGAGAGGACAACCGAACTAACTGAACCAGTCCGGGGTGGTTTGGGGGAACTCCTGACCCATGCTGGTGTTGTAGAAGCCAGTCTAGATCAGAACTTCATAGGTGAGTCTCGAACTATGACTCTGACTTTCGCCCCTCAGCTAGGAGACGTACGAGTTGCTTCCAACACTGATAGGGACGGACGCACAATAGTTTCAATGGTATTCGACCTTGGTGGTATAGGAAGATCGGTGTGATCTGATGGATAACCCGAAGGCCCCACCCTCAGTAATATTTGTACTCTTCGATGTATTCGGCAACTTGTTGCGAGCGAGACCACAACCACCGCTAAAACGCTATCCAAAACAAGAAGTTAGAGAGTATGTCCCTCGCCCAGAGACCTGCTCAACTTGCACCAACCGCGGGCAGGTCTGTGAGGTACCATTCTGCAAGCACTGGGGGCACCCCATACCAAATTACAATGGTACCCAATTCTGCTCATTTCATACTATAGTAGAACACGAGTACTCACTAGGAATATCATCTGATAGGAACGCGCCTAGTGAGTGATGTCTGCCCAGTACTCAGTCTTCACCATTAGGTTGCAGGAACCCTCTTGGTGGGTTGCCGTAGGGGTGGTCATGTGGTGTCCCGAGAGGAGGTGGGTTAGGGTTCGCATGGTCAGTGAAGCAGAGCGACCGAGGAACATATCCAAGGACGATTACACACTTGTTGAATTGTGTGACAGAACTCTTGCTACCTGGCAGGGCATGAAGAAGATCCCCAACCACGAAGAGCTTATGAACCCATTTGAGGATAGGTTCTGGGACATCGTGAGGGGGCAGCTACCTAACCGACTCAGACTCTCTCAAGCCTTCCCGACGCTCAAGGATGACTTGGAAGAAGAGTTGATCTCGCTCTTTCACCAGATAGTCGCCCCCGTCGTAGACCCCTCCGATTGGGTGCCTGACTCGATTAAGAGTTAGGGTTTAACTACCCCAAGAGTGTTCCGGTGTAACTCACTGAATCATGCAATATTACCTAGTAGAACGTCAGTCTAGAGGCTGTGACTATACCATTGGCTGCGGAATCAGAATCACCCAGCTCAACTCCCCTAACATGGAGGCCGCTATGTACGCGGCAAAGGATGAGATCGGCTCCAGTTGGAGAGCTAACAATGAAGGTGGTATCGAGAAAGCTGAAATACTAGAAGTTAGTCAAGTCCTTGATCTATCTAAGTTTCTTGATGAAAAGGAAGCCGAGCGTAACGCACAAAAGAGAATCAAGGACCAAGAAGACCAACGCCAGGCTGATGAAGCCACGTTTGAACACCTCAGGAAGAAGCTCGGCCGATGAGGGCGGTATTCAAGATCAAAGACACCACCACCGGCCTGTATTCGACCGGTGGTAGCCACCCAAAGTGGACCAAACTGGGTAAGTCCTGGAACACCAGAGGGCAGGTGATCTGCAGCCTCAAGAACTGGTGCGACGGAGATTACAAGACCGGTAAGCGCCCCGCGCCGGAGAGTTGGGTCGTTGAAGAGTTCCGGCTGACAGTGACTTCAACCACCTCAGCCAAGGACCTGGTCACTTAGAAGGAAATAGCTCGAAGTCGACCGTGAAGAGAGGCTCCTTACTTCCAGCCCAACGAAAGTGTAAGCTACCGTGGATGGGGCCCAAGTTTATGGTGGGTTCGGTACCGCGCACAGCGAGTTTAGACTTTGACTGGCCATTTCCCTTGACTGGTTTTTGAACTGCTTGAGCTACTGGTTGGGATACCGGTGGTTTGAAGTTGTCAGGGTTCTCAGAACCAATCAGTGCTGGAATGTACTTAGTCGCCCACTGAACTGGCCTACGATCATCTGAGGGCAAGTGATAGTGACCTGGGGAAGATCGTATGATGAGCCTTTTCTTAAAGCACTGGCTCAGAACGTTATCCATGTAATGGAGAGGGTCTTTTCGACCCTCAGGTAACCACCCTAGGCTCATTATGGCCTTGACAATATAGTTATTCGTTCGAGTCCCTCCCGCCAGAACAATACGAATTGCATCTAGTAGGCAAGGAGTAGTGGGTTCTATCATCCTCGGGAATCCCTTCCCCTTCCCGAAGACTGGGTTTTTAGTGTTGCTACTATCCTCGAAGATATTGACTTCCATGTACTTTCACGTCCTTGATGGTTGAGTACCACAGATACTCAACCATCTGTATGGAATTGTCAATACTAGGATCTTCTCCGCTCGATACTTTCCACGGCTTGAAGCATCCTCTTGCGCGCTACCGTATTAGCCGAGTGGACAAGTATCGTCTTAGGGGCCCTATATCCTGGGTCCTTGAACACCTCAGCCTCGATGTACTGGAGGACTTCGTACCCGTTTCCGGCATCCTCTCCAAGGTCATGGTCGAGCGAGATTTTCTCGAACTCTTCAGCTCGGAGCGCCTTGATGGCATCCAGAGAGGTCTTCACCCAGAACCACTCAGGACCAGGTGGCGTCCGTACATCATCGAGCCAGAGAGATCTCATAGTATCCCGTAGGGTATCCCCTGATACCCCATCGGTCAAGCCCTCAGTTACTCGTTTTCACACCGAATTCGTCAGGACAAGCTCGATACTTCGTTGACCAAAGGCTGGGCCGGAGAAGTTGAGGTTGTTGAGGGGCCTACGGGCTGCACGGTCATGTCGAATCTTGCCGTCAACGAAAATTGCTTGAGTAAGCGTCTTGTTGATGATCGCCATGTGGATAGCGACTCGGATAGGATCTACATCCAGCATCTTGGCTATGCTACTGATCAGCTCAGGTTGTTCTTGCATCGTGATAACGATGTCCCCTTGTGCCCGCTCCTTATTAGCATTCTCAGGTACCTTACTAATTCGCGCCAATGCTTTTTCACTCTCAACTAGCAGGAGAGATTCAGCCGACGGGGGTATCGTAACTCGAGTAAGGTGTACGGAGGAGCGGACTTCTTGTTCATCTGTAGTCTGGGTTTGATGTGCCATGCCAACTATTACGCGCCACTGGTATCAAATCTCAACATCTTTCTTGACAAATCGGTCTAGATCATTCCATAGTCCTAGGTATTATCCTGCAAGGTAGAATTCAGTACCTGGGAACCCACACCATTGGAGTAGCATGAATCGAGAAGTTCGGTCGGTATTTATCCTGATCAACGCAATGATCTCCGAAATGGATAGGGCTCTTATTCTGGAATTTATTGAACGATTTGACCAGGTTGGAGGGAGACAAGCTTCAGCTAGTGGCGTAGAAGCGCTCAGGCACATGAGGGACTTGTTTTCTGGTACCATCAGTACTCGAGCTAACCCTGACCCGCTGCCTGTTCCATCTTCAGCAGAGTTTCTGCTGGGTATGCAAGGCCTTGTTAGAGACTTGCGACTCGAGTATCAAGAGAGAAGCAAGAAGTCCAGGGATGGAATACCTGACCGGACTAGCAGAATCCTAAAGAACATTGCTGAGTTACAAGAGAAAAAGACTCTGGCATAACCGTTGACTCATGCGGTAAGGGTGCGGAATCCAGCCCCTCGAAGTCACTTGGTCTTTGGTGTAGAGCCGATTGACTTGTTGCCGATGGTAAAGAAAGGCCAGTGAACTCCTTGATATTCACTGGCCTTTCGTCTATTCTACCTGAGAGGATAGACCGATGACTACACTAACCTGCCCATATTGCAACGAGCCAGCCACTCTAGTTACCGGTCGTCAAATCTACCCTAGTCGGACTGATCTCCACGCTAAGCACTTCTGGCAGTGCCAACCTTGTGGAGCTTACGTTGGGTGCCACCCGAAGACGACGAACCCGCTTGGGCGCCTCGCGAACGCCGAACTTCGCAAAGCCAAGATGGCCGCTCATGCTGCCTTTGACCCCATTTGGCAATCTGAGGAGATGACCAGATCCGAAGCCTACACCTGGCTCGCCGGAGCTCTCGAACTCAGTCCTGATGATTGCCATGTGGGTATGTTCGATGTGGCCACTTGTGAGCGCGTTGTAACTGTCTGTCTAGAACGAGGCAAGCCACCGACCCCTCAACCCAAGGAGGTCATCGACTGGGACCCTGTCATCCGCTCTTGTCAAGAACGGATCGAATAGTACAAGAAGGGTACAGAGACTGACTCCGACATTCCCCATTACATCTACGAGGCCGCCATGTCCGCGGTCTTCGGCGTAGGGGTGTGGGTTTGGACGGATGATATCCTCAAAGCCAGGCCTCAGACCTAGACCAAGTTTAGTCCCCTTTAGGTCTAGACACTAATTTAGTCCGAGACCTACATTTGGGACACAGGCCTAGGGTCACTTCGCATGCCGGCACCAAGTGAAGAGAAACGGCCAACTCCGCATTGCATTACGGGCTGGCCTATCCCTACCATCAGCAGCCACACGGCCTCAGTAGCTATGCAAAACCATTCAGCTCCGAGCGCTCCAGACGATACTCATTCTACACCGGTAGCCCAGGTCCACTCCGGAAGATCGATCATCTGTCCCACTAGGTCGTGACTACAGTCACCATGATACTGCAGTTTACCGGACGTAAGGTTCAGATGACACCGGTGCTGCTTTGGATCAGGGTGATTTGGGCACGTGTTCAGTAATGAAGGGCTGAACGTAGGACTCTCTTGATTCCCATCGAATGCCCAGATTAGTTTCCCTGTTGTGTAGAATATGTGGGCACCATCGCAGCCCGGACAGAAGAAGGCATAACCTCGGAGTTGCCCCGCGTCATCAACCGCCGGCTTTAGCTTCATACCTAGTTCTGTTCTACAAGTGGTTGTGCTACTGTGCAGGGGTGATGGAACCCCATCGAGTAGAAGGAACCTCTGAGAAGCCAGTCAGTCTAACCGGGACTGTATTCCCATGGGATGGAACCCAACCCCACTTCTTTATGATGCCCGGATCTAACTACCGATATTTGCCTTGCTTCACCGACGTCGATAAGCTCAGGGGCATGATGGATCGGTTGCACATACAGAGGTACACCATCAAACAAGTTGACGATGGCCATGACTTCCTGACCAGCTTTGATGTCCCAGGGGCAGAGCACATCAGAGTGATCATTGACCCTCATTTCGTTGAGGGCGGTAAGATACGCTTCACCCAAGTTGTCCCCAACGCCAGCTGAAGTTTGACTAGTGGTTCGATCCAAATGAGTACTTCGTGTAGCTACCTGTCTTTTGACCAGCCCAGTGCGGAATTCTAGACCTTGAGTACTCAATGGAGATTCGAGCCACTACTCGCCCGTCGCTACAGGTACCAAGGACCACTGCCACAAGCTCACTCTTCTCTTCACCAGAGTTCTTGTGCACCCTCACAATCATTCCAGGCTCGAGGCCAGGACCGATAACCCCCCACGTGTTATCCCTGAGCTTCAGGTACTTGACCCATTGGTCCATACACGGTCAACAATACCCCATAGATAAGGAGAAGGCCAGACCCTAACTTGTGTCAGGAACCTGGCCTCGTTTCCCCGTCGAACACGGAAGCTAGACACCTCACCATGGTGGAACGTGCACCAGACCCCATGGGCTATTGACCGCTAAGCCGTCGACTAATGACTACTTACACCAGAGGAAAGTTTGGTTCAAGATATTTCATCACCCTAATTAAATCAGATGGTACTTATGTGTCTAATTAGTTGAATTCATGTGGGAATCTGCACCTGAGTAGCTTGCCAACCCGGGAAACCGAGTACAAGCTAAGGGCTCAAGGAGGTTTCCCATGAAACACGTTACAACTGAGGTACCCAGTGACATCAACGCGAAAGCCAGACTGCTGGCAAAAACCAAGGACCAAACTCTCTCCGAGTTCCTAACCGACATACTGACCCGAGAGGTTACGCGCCTCTGGAATAACCGACCTGAGGAAGAGGGGAACATACGGACCATAGTTCGGGAAGAGCTGTCCCGCGCCTTTGAGTAGATCAGTCGAGCCGAAGGGGTACCTTGGGCTTCAAGAACTCTCCGAAGCATTTGAGACAGCCGATCTTTCCATCCGGACCTTCAATGCGGCTGACCGTCAGCTCTCCGCACTTACCACAGCGAGCGGGCGCTATTTGGACACCTTCCCGGATATCCGTTATCATTGTGAATTCTGGGATCGGGGTCAGGCATCCAACCTCGTAGAGCTCTCGGACGAGACCAACAACCGTCGGCGGCTCAGCTCCACAGGTCACGCACTGGGTCTCCCCATTTGGGATAGAACACACCTCACATTTGAGTGGCATCATGCGTCTCGCTTCTCTCGAACCTTGGCTCCAGGCCCTCTCACAGATGTTACCAAGCCACCCGTTGCTGCACAGATCCCCGTCGTAAACTTAGCCTTTAGCTTGCGTGATGCTGGCTTCGCTCCAACCAATAGCGGAGCTCCCGTAATAGGATTTCTGCGCATCCTCTCGGGTTGAGGGGCCTTATACTTCGACGTGATCTTGACCACCCCAGGTATCACCACCGTCGGAACCCCACCACTATCAGCATTGAGCGCATCCGTGATAGCTGCAGCTTGAGTCTTTAGAAACTCGTCAACCTGGGACTTACTCATCCAAGGGAGCCTCTTGCACATCTCTTCTATGTACGAAATTCTAGTCTTCATAGGGATACCGGTGAGCGTACTACACCGGTACAGTGAATTTCAAGACTTATCGTCTTGTTCATCACCTCTACTTTCTCGAATCTCATCCACCATCGATTGAATGTAATCAATATCGATAAAGTACTTCACGAACCCGTAGAGAGCATACACACCCGAGAACCTGTCTGTGAACCACTCACTAAGGTTGGACCCGTTCTTCTCTATCTTTTTACCAACCCCAGACTCGGGACCAATATACCCCTCCAACAACCAATCAATGTACCCTTCCTCGTCTTCCTTGGTGAAACGATCCTGAATCTTACGAGCTACATCGGCTATCTTGAGGATGGATTCAATACCCGGTAAGTCATAAACGACCTCGATGAACCCACCTCGATGAGTCTTATTATCCGCAAGATCCTCGATAAGTTGGTCGAATTCCCCCTGGGTCTTCTTGAACAGCTTCGCCCCCGATTGAATTAGCGCCATGAGCTGGTCAAACTCCTGGACTCGTTTCTCTATTCGATCTGCAAAGACAGAGATCTGCGGGGATTCCAGTGGCTCGGCCAGTTTCCTGAAGACCTGAGCCAAGTACATGCACTTGGCCTTGTACCCGCGAGCTAATTTGACATCTTCCCTGACGTATACCTCTGCATCTTCAAGAGGTAACTGATCAGTAGTTGCAGTGAACCAGCTCTCGGAAGCCGCCTTGTAACGGAGCGCTACCGCTTCAATGATGGGATCAGACATACTTGCCCGTAGCTATCAGTAGATCAAAAGAGATGCTCTTTTCAACCCATTGGTGGTATGCTTTCTCCCGTGGCTGACGAAGACTACGAATCCTTTTGGAATACTCTCCGGCCTAAAAGAGGTCAGAAAGTCGAACGGCCCGAACCGATCTCTCCAAACCCATGCGCTGAGATAGGGCTACCAGAGGAGGATAGGATTATACGCCAGTGGGCAGTAGATCACAATGCCCTCATCCGTAACCTTGAACTACCACGAAGGCAGGACCCCGGCGGGGAATTTGTTCCAGACTTCGTGGGTCCAGAGGGTAACGCGGCCCCTCAAAGTGAATTTGAGAGACAAGCCATTCTGCGTAGTCGAATCTGGCTTGGAGAGATCAGACACCACAGTCCACGAACAACAACAGCTGCTGCTCTGTGGACTCGTGCTAGCGATGCCATTACGGTCCAAGTTAGCGAGTATTGTAGGACATTCGATACTACTATGAATGGTGTCGATGATATTATTCGACACGAGGTTGCACCTCTCTTATCACTTATCAGAAGAAATGAAAATGGGACTTTGCCTGGTGTCTTGGAGCAACTGATCAATCCGAACCCAACCATCCAAGCAATACGGCGTAACCTTGGAATAGAACTCACTACTGAAGAGCTTATGGCTCGAATCATGAACGAGGTTGCTAACCCACCTCCAAGTCCAGTCACCCGCGCCATCGAGCAAGAGCGTAGTACTCAGAACCTACTAGATAGAATAGAATCGGAGATAGCACCTAATTTTGTTACTACCTGGATGAACCCAGACGAAGGACCTACTCAACTCAACGCTATCGTCAGAGCCTTCCGTGACTTAGGTATACCAGTCGATGCCTATCTCCAACTTCAGAATGAACCTGGCTCCAGTACCCTGACTCTAGTCATCAACAACCAAACCATTCGGATTGAATCCTCCGAAGGTAACACCGAAGTCAGACTATTCGACCTGCTACAACCTAGCCTACCCCGTAGTACTATCTAAACTTAAAGTCCTTGTGAGACCACTCCAACATGACAACGGAGCGGTTCTCAACCCAAGCCTCAACTATCCTGACCTCCTCGATTGAAGCTGATGATCTAAGCATCACGGTTCAGAGCACGACTCATTTCCCAGCTCAACCCGAATTTCGGATCAGGGTTGGCCATGAGCTCATGCTGGTAACCGGGGTCGCTGGGGCCGCTTGGACAGTCTCGAGAGGCATTGAAGGGACAACAGCAGCTCAGCACCTAGCCGGGACAGCCGTCGTGGCAGTCCTCACAGGTGGAGCTCTCGACGAGATGAGAGCTGAGATTGAAGCTGAGTTCAGTACAGTTGTTTACTACCCAACCGGAACTGGGGATCAGACTAGGCTGAATAGTCTGATGAGTGTAGCCGCCTCACGGTCGCAACATGTACTCGTAGCATCTGGTTCATTTGACTGTGATGTCAATGCAGTTATCCCAAATAATACAAATCTGACTTATAGCCCAGGAGTAACCATTACTGGGGCTCACGTACCATTCCACTTTGGGTCACCCGTCACTACTGTGCTCGGGACAATGACCATAAATGTTAGATATTCGAGAACAATAGCCTCGAGTGTTTCTATCCCAACAGGTACATCAATTGGACTCGAGTTGGCTTCTGGGGTTCCAGGGAATAATGACCTAACCAGGTTCCAGTTCACTGTATTATCCTGTACGGGAGCTAGCGCGCCCTACACAGTTACTCTGGATCGACCCCTATGGGTTGTACTGCCAACGGGCAGTAATATAGTTAGTATCACAAGCCAAAAGACCAACATACATATAGACTGCGGCGGATGCCTAGTACAGACAGCACAACATGCTATTGGCTACTATGCAAAGAACTGCTCTATAAAGAACTACGTTGGTACTCTAGCAGGAGGTACTAATCTGTTTGTCGGGTGCCGCGATATAGCAGTTGAGAATATCGATGAGTCGATGAT